CTCTGGAAAAGGTGGAGCAAGAAAAGCAGATGCTGATTTGTTGAGGAAAAAGAAGTGAGACTGACTACCAGACAAAAGAACACTCTTGCAAAGCACCAGAAAGCTCATGGTCACACAAAGGCACACATGGAATATATGAAACGTAAGATGAGAGAAGGGGTATCATTTACTGAGGCACACAATATGGCAATGAAGAGGAAAGGCAAATGAGTGATCCTAGACTCAAAAGATTTGGATTAGCTGGTTTTAACAA